AAAGTTACAGTTCCTTCATTCCATGATTTAGGGAATGCAACAGCGAACTGTGCAAACTCATCAGAGTCTTTGTCAAAATCTAAAACTTTTAATTCTGGTCCGTTTCCTAATTCTACTTGAGCTGCCTCTGCACCATTAGTAGTGTTAGGATACATTGCAACTGCCGGAACCCAAATAGTTTCTTTTCCTGCAATTTTAATTGCAGCTGTATTATCTCCACCGTCTACAGCTTGTGCCACACCAGTTCCATTTGGTGCTATAATAATGTTTCCATTTGAACCATCAGTAATTGTGATGGTACCTGAATTACTTCCTGAATTTGTATCTAAAATTAAATTATGTGCTCCACTAGACGTAATAGTCGCGTCAGCTGCTCCTGTCCCAACTCTAGTTTCTCCAGTGCCTTTTGGTTTAATGTGAACATCAACGTTAGTTTCTCCACTCGCGCCTAAAATTGGTGGGTTACCTGTTGCGGCGTTAGTCACTTCTAATTCATTTACCGCTGATGATGTTGTTTGAAATATGATTTGTTCGTTTCCATTTGCATCTGCAATAAAACCTGCATCTGCAATTTTTGGAGCCGTTAAAGTTTTGTTTGTTAAAGTATCTGTAGATGAAGCAGTTATAAAACCTGCATCATCTATATCTGGATTTGTCCCATCGTTAGCTGTAGCATAAACTAATTTAACAGCACCTGGAGCAATAGTTATACTATCTCCTGATCCTGATACGTATTTAAATACTACGTTTTGAGATCCAGATGTTGAATTTTTTAAAACATAGAATTGTTGAACATCAATAGGTATAGTTACGTTTCTTGCTCCTGTAAGAGATCCTGTAAATTCTATAATTCTGTGAGATAAAGTTGCACCAGTTGATCCGTCTGATACTGATAAAGTCGTATCACCAGAGTCAGATACTGCTTGTGTTGTAAATCCACCAGAAATTTGTTCAATTATTTGTAAGTTAGTATTAGTTTTAGTCCCCCAAGTTCCGGCGTTTTCACCAGTTGCCTGAAGTTCTACCCCTAAAGGTGTAAATGTTGATGCCATATTTTATCTCCTATGCAGCGTCACTATAACTTGTATTTGATCCAGTTGCAACATTTGTATACGATGAATTTGAACCTGTGTCAACAGCTTGATATGCTTGAATTCCAAAGCCAGCAGCTGTGCCAAAGCCTGCTACAGAAGCAGTTGCGGTAACTCCTGTTAATCCCATTACATCAGCAGGTGATAATGATCCAACAGAAGATGTTGCAGAAACTCCCGTTAATCCCATTACATCAGCAGGTGTAAGTGATCCAACAGATGAAGTTAATGCTTGACCAGAAAGATCAACAATTGGACTTGAATTAATACTTATTTCTCCTACACCAAAAGTTGCTGAAACTCCTGTCACTCCCATTACGTCAGCAGGTGCAAGTGTTCCAACTGCAGAAGTTATTGCTTGACCAGTTAATCCTATTGCTTGTTCGGTTGGACTAATTGATCCAACACTTAAAGTTGCAGATACCCCTGTTAAAGAAAACTCTACACTACCAATTATTGTAGGAGAACCAACACTTCCTGTTGCTGATACACCAGTTAATCCCATTACATCTGCAGGATTTAAAGTAAATATTCCCCAACCTTGTCCTTGACCCCATGCTGCACCATTCCAACCTGATGCACCTACATTAGATTGCATCGCATCAGGACCAGTTAATTCAACTAACATTCCTGATTCACCCCAGGTTTCATTACCCCAAGTATCTTGACCCCAACCTTTATTAATTTCTGTTGTGATAGATGTGGTGCCTAAAGACGCGGTAATCGCACCAGGACTTGTTAAATTAACTTGTTGATCAGTTAAATTATTCCAAGTTGTGCCTGGTTCATTATAAGATTTTGCACCCCAACCAGATACGATAGGATCAGTTGTACCCCAACGACCTGTGCTCCAGGTTGTTCCTGATTGATTCCATGTGTTTGCCATAAGGAGGACCTCCTTATGCTAATCGTATGATTGCGTTAGTTGCGTCCGCTGTAGGGAATTGTATTGTAAATGTTCCGCTAGTTACAGTCTTATCTCCACCAAAAGCTATAACAACACATGCAGGATCGCCACTTGCAGAATCGTTGTATATTAATGCACCATTTGCTGTAAATGAAGCGTCAGTGTAACTAACATCAGAAAAATCACAAACCGCTGTTGTGCTTGAAGCCGTTGGAGTTACACTCGTAAGAGTTGCACCACCAGAGGTGTAGGCAGTTCCGGATGAATTTGTAATTTCATTTGAAGATGAAAAAGCTGTTGTTGAAGCTCCTAAAGTCGCTGAACTAGTGTACAAGGCTATTTTAAAAGTGTTGCCAGTTGTGGCTGTAAAATCATGAACTCCTTTTAAAAGTTCTACTTTAAAACTTGTACAAACTGCCGATGTTATTGCCATAATTTATCTCCTATGGGTTTGCTGAAGTTACTGGAATACGAACAGCGCCATCAGTATAGTCATCTCTTCGTCTTCTACCAACTTGCTCGTTAGCAAACTTCTGTACCTCTTGTTTATACTTATTTTCGTATAGTGTCAACATATCTATCGGACCTTTTAAAAACGAATATGTCTCTGACAGACAGCAATATAACAGTCCATTTGGAAAGTTAAGACTGATATAATTAGTGTTATCTCCCTCTAATAATGCAGGAGCCACATTATAATGCACTCTAAATTTGTAAGTTGTATCAGGAACAGGAGCAAACATCATTCTTCCAGAAGTAGTGTCTGATTCTCCTGTAGCACCACCAAACATAGCATAGTATTTAGGTTGTCCTCTTTTAGATGATTCTGTTGATGAAACATACTCTTGTAAATATGTAATATCTTTTTTTTCTAAAAAAACATTTGCACCAGTTACTGCCGATGTTGAATCATACACTTGTATAGCTCTGATAAAAACAGCCCCTGCTGGAGCGTTAATAGTCGATTGACCAGTTACTAGATTACCATCTTGTTGTTTTCTATCTGCATCGATAGGCACATCTCTAAAAATTCTATATTGTGCATTTAAAATAATATTCTCTAAAACAGAGTCTGATAAAACGTTAGAGTCAACCTCTGTATAACTTCTTATTTGTGTCTTTAATCCTGATGCGCTTAATCCTGCCATTATGCTATTCCTGCAACCTCTCTACAGATAGGACAACTTTTTTTATATCTATTATGTGTTCCACATTTTACTGCTTTTCCATCAACATCTGTATAAACTGGAATTTCTGGTTCTGGTGTGTGTAAATATAATTCTTCATGTGGGTCCATATCTTCTGGACATGCACATTGTTTGATACCAAATAATTTACAAATAAAATTTTTTAATTTTTTAATCATGCTGTTACCGTTACAGGTCCTGCTGATGCAGAACCCCCTCCTCCTGTTTCAGTTATACTAGATGTTGTAGCTGTTGCAAAGGTATAATTATCGTCGTCAACTTTTGTAATTACATATCCTTCAGCTAAATTTATTGTTGCTGCAGCCACCCCACCAACTACATTTACATCTCTAAATCTAACTCTATCACTCGTAGATCTACCATGATCTGGTTCATTAACTGATATCGTTGCAGATCCACTTGTTGTTGTAAATGCATTTAATGGTAGTATATTTGGAACTGCTGTCTCTGTTCTATCAGGTCTTACATTTCTTAAAGATATAGAATCACCGTTCATAGGTTTTGGTTCTAATTGTGGTTGTTTAGGTTCAAATTCAGACACGTGCACAAA